GTCATTGTACTCCACCATCGGTCAGTTTATCCTTCCCAGATTAATTCGGTTCAAGAACATCAATAGTGGTTTCCCAATTGGTTTAACATCCGAGGAGTGGGACAGCATCATAGATGAGATGATATTTGCCTTTGATTGGTCGCTCTACTACGATGAGAAACCAGAATATACCGAGTTGCCGGATAGTCAGCAAAAGAAGAATTGGCGGCGATCTGATAAGGGACTGAAACTGTTCACCAAATATTTCCGTCATCTGTGGTGGTGATTTCCTTGACATTTAGCCAGGGTGTGGTAATACTTATCGTATGGAGTCAAACACTATATGACCCACTAAACACCCATCGCATTGATGCATGGGTCAATTATGGAAAATAAGTAGGCGGTTAACATTCTGCCGAAGACCATAATAGGCGCTATCACCGTAATGAAATGATAGCTTTGACTAGACCGACGAGATTTCGGTCGGGTTTGGTGTTTGACTCCACTTTCGGAAGATTAAGTGGGCGGGTGCCCATCGCTGGTTGGAAGCCAGTTGGAACCTTCGGGTTTGGGGGTCAGGACCTCAGTCTTCCGCCATTTTTTGCCATTGACACTACTGAGTTGATGGTTTACACTCCCAACCATGATTGAAAAACCAAACCTTACTGAAAATGAACTGAACGCCAACTATGAGGAGTTTATGTCCTTTGTCAAAGACTCCTTTACTGGTGATCGGAGGAAGAAGCTACTGGAGATGTATTCCGAGGATCAACTGGGATTGGTAGCCTGTACAGCACCGGCATCCATGTCGGAACACTTCCATTTAGCTGTGCCCGGTGGGTATCTGATGCATGTAATGCATGTCGTACGAACCGCTCAGATACAACAGAAACTATTCGAGACCATGGGAGCTGTTATCGATTTTACCGATGAGGAAAGGAACTTTGCTGCTCTGCACCATGACCTTGGTAAACTGGGCACCCCTGGTGAGGGTGAGTATTATATCCCAGAAGATCAAAACTGGAAGATTCGGCGGGGCGATGTATATGGTCTTAATCCGGATCTACAATACATGGATGCTACCGACCGAGCTATCTACACACTACAAAAATACGAGGTATCGATGACGTGGAAAGAGTTCCTGTCAATCAAGTTGTCGGATGGTATGTACAAGGAGTCGAACAAGGCATACCTCAGTACGTTCAACAAGGATATGCACCTCAAGAGTGAACTACCAAGAATCATCCACATTTCCGATTACATGAGCTGTATGCTGGAGAGGAACCTAAAAACACAGTGGGAGTCCAGTCCCATTGACTCGTTGGTGGCAGAAGACCAATAGAATCCTCTTGACACTCAGTCGTCCTAACTGATATATTGTCGTTGTTATGGGAGAATCTGTATTTGCCAAGTGTATTTGCTGTTGCTCGGCTATCGAGATTGAATCTGAGACCGATGATGAATATACTGCTGATGGACTGCCCGTCTTCAACGTATCACTTTGGACACAGTCAGATAGTCGTCCGTTGACCAAAAAAGAACGTCAGAGATGGTGTGATCATATACTGAAAACCGGAAAGCCTTGGGCTGACCACACTATTCTCACCTCACAAGATGCCCAAAGGCTAGCAGAGTTCGTACTAACCCAGATCAAGTATGCCGAAAGAAAAAACAGCAGCAGAAGCGGTGGAGTCGGTGATAGAGTCCTTCTCGACCGTACTAACAGAGATAAACTCAAACCAGAACAACCATCGGGAGGAAGAAAGGAAACCAAGGTACGTGGTGGTAAGAGACCATCATAGGGTATCTGATAGAGAGTACGACAGCCCCAAGGATCCAGCCGCATTATCTGAACGTGATTTCTGGAAGCGCGTGATAACCAGGCATCCAGATGGCACCAAGATAAGCATCGTTCAGTACAACAACAAAATCCACAGGGTCTATAGCGCTTAACTGAAAGGGGATATAGAGGTATGGGTAAATCGAGCAATAGAAAACAACGAGCCAGAGAATACCGGGAAAAGAACGATATCTCAAAATCTGAATGGCGGCTGATCAGAAAAGAAGCCAAGGATCAAGGCGCTTCGTATGGTAGCACTCCAGTAATCAGACATGTATGGAAGAAGCGTAAATATCCCAGAGAAGCTTAGCTTCCAACAACATACATCCCTAGATCGAAAGAGACGGAGAAAACAATCTCCGTTTCTTTTTGCGCCTGCTATTTATGATGGCAGAGAAGCAATACCATCATGGCAAGGAAAAAAAAGACACAGCAGCCAGCAATAAAGGATGGCGCTAACTGTGAATTGTATGTTTTACCATCGGACAATGACGAACTCTGTGACTTCATCAAGAAGTACAGAACCGAGATGTCCGAGCAAATAATATCTGCTATCGACTACGCCATCAAAAACAATCTGCCCATGGTGGAGGTGTTTCAGTTCAAAAATTCCGATTTCGTGATCACCCTGTCGAAACCACAGTTTAGAGAGCACCTGGATCACATCTTCAGCTACTACATGGACAATGAGAAGTATGAGCTGTGTACCAGAGTTACCCGGTTACAATCTGAATTAACCAACAAGCCGAATGAAAAAGAGAAACCTGAAAAACCAACCCGAGGATCTCCTTCAACCCACCCAAAACCAGGATCATAAATTGGACAAGAGTCCGATTATACCCCAACGATCAAAACTAAAGCATAACCTAACCATCTTTCAACGGGAACTGACGGATACCCAAAAACAGTTCCTGGAGTTGGCGTTCGACAAAAACACGAAAATGATGTTCGTCTCTGGAGCAGCTGGTACATCAAAGACATTTATGGCAGTTTACGCCGCCCTCACCCTCATCGATCAGAAACGGATGAGCGATATTGTTTACGTCAGGAGTGTGGTGGAATCATCGGACTCAAAGATAGGTTTTTTGCCAGGTGAAGTTGGAGACAAGTTGGCTCCCTATATTGACCCACTGATGGATAAACTGGAGGAATTGCTTCCCAGAAGTGACATTGAGGTGCTCAAAAAAGACAATCGCATTACCGGTATACCTGTTGGATTTTTGCGTGGTCGAAATTGGAATGCCAAGGTGATTATCGCTGACGAAGCCCAGAACATGAGTTTCAAGGAGCTAGTTACCCTGATAACCAGAATTGGTGAGTTCTCCAAGGTGTTCATTCTTGGTGACCCTGGTCAAAGTGATATCAATGGTCGCAGTGGGTTTATTAGGATGATCGAGCTGTTCGGTGATGAAAGTGATAAAGCCGAGGGGATTCACGTGTTCAGATTTACTGCGGATGATATTGTTCGTAGTCGATTGGTTCGGCACATCGTAAAAAAGCTGGAGAAAGTCAAGCCTTAGCTATATTTATGGGTGGCTGTAATAGCAGAATAATATGGCGACCATAACAAACACCAGAATAGCACAGCTTCCGGTTATTACCAGTACTGAATTGGCTGATACTGACTTGATCATAGTATCGGATATTAGCGCTGGCTTTACCAAGAAAATGGAGGCATCGGAGTATAGAGTATATGCTCTTAGTGCCAGTGTAAGTGTTCCGACATCAAGCCTATCCGTTTCCTCCAGCTTTGCCACCACGGCTAGAAATTCTATTTCGTCATCCTATTCCTTGACGTCCAGTTTCCTCAATTCGGGAGCCACGTCCAGTTTTGCCATTACGTCTTCAAATGCTATCACGGCTTCGTGGGCACTTGGGCTATTGGGTGGATCGAGTACTACATCAGCATCTTATGCCCTAACCTCGTCTTATGCTATTACGTCATCTCAAGCCAATTTAGCGGCTCAGGCTTACGTGCTGATCTACAATGGTACTGACAACGGAACTGCCTTTAACGCAATCACTTCATCGTATGCTCGTACTGCCTCCTACGTGGCTATTGGTGGCAATATACTGGCTACTTCTTCTTGGGCTACCAATGCCCTTATATCTGACGTCGCTCTAACGGCTACTACAGCCACTTCTGCCGATACAGCTACCGTAGCGTCCAGGGTTGCCAATTTCTATGCTCTGTATGGACCGTGGACAGGTGGGTTGGAGTATACATTGTCAACTACTGAGTCGTATATTCGCGCTTCTGCCAGCATCAAAGCTAATGATGGATATGACTACGCTGAGACCATATTTTACTGTACTGGTACCGTGACGTCCTCATTCACTTCATCGGCCGCCGATCAATCTGCCAGGTACGTTTATCTCGGAATCAAGGATTGGACTACTGAAGTTGTGACTGAGTTGGATAGGCAATATTTCGATTTTAGACCGTACAACCACGATAACGGCAATATATCCGGATCCATGATGAGTGGATTCAATTTGACGGGTATATCTGGCTCGGCTACTGGTAGTTATAAGGTTTTTGTTAGTGCCTCTAAGGGTGTGGATATCGACCTCAACAGGAAGCCAATATTCACCATTAGCAGTAAGGCTCGTAGTGTAACCATTGAGGATTTCCCGTTTGTGTGATAATCATGATCACCACCTAATAATATGCCGTCAATCAAAATCAGTCAACTATCGAATTTGGGATCCATCTCCACGGATGATTTTATTCCGTTGGTGGACAGTGGTTCGTTGACTACTTACCGGGTGTCCATCGAGACATGGAACGCCTTGTGGGACACGTATGGATCTGCTTCTCACGCTACTTCTGCCAGCTGGGCTCCGATGTCCGTTTCTTCTTCGTACGCTGTAACAGCATCCTATGCTATATCGGCCAGTCGAGCAGAGACGGCTAGTTACCTGAATGCCAGTTTCGTTGATGGTACCGTAACGTCAGCATCCTACTCCTTTACTTCCTCCTATGCTATTAGCAGTAGTTGGGCGTTTACATCGATAAGCTCTTCATGGGCATTATCGGCCTCGTATGCCCTTTCGTCATCTAATGCCTTTTCATCGTCTTACGCTTTTTCATCGTCTTACGCCATAACATCATCACATGCCTTGGTTGCTGATGCTCTATCTTCCCCGACCGCTGTAACAGTACCTCCTATGGTTAAGGCACTGTATGTTTATCCTCAGACCAGTTCAATCAGTGGGGAAAACAGTAATTCTATAACCATCAAGGCTGATGAGATGGTACTCTACAATTCCGTCGGCCTAGCTGTCAGGCTATCAAACGTGGATGAAGTAAATGATAGAACTGGTACTGGAGCTGGAGGTGTTCAGGGATCTTGGGTCAACAATCACTGGTACGACGTTTATGTGATCTATAATTCCTCCACCACCGACGTATCCAGTATGATCATCAGCAGTGGAGCCACGCCCAAAACGACCACCATATCGTATCCAGCAGATACTCCAGCAGGATATGACTATTGGATGAGGGTTGCTTCGGTAAAGCATGAGGGTGACACTGTTACTCCCAAATGGAGAGAATGGTACGAGTATGGCATGGATACGACTTGGGTTTATAGGGGCAATATTCCTACTGGGTATGGATTGACCAGTGGTGGGTACACATTGACACACTATCTCGGGGTACCACCGCGTGATTTGCGGTACAAGGTGAGGATCAACACGGTTAACGCCACTATAACCAGCTGGGGGTATTCCGTGGGTGACCAACTCAACTTGGATGACGTTATTATGGACTACAACGATTCCGCCCTGGATATGCAGCCTATAGGGTCCATCGTTACTTCCACTCAACTAAAGATCTGGAAAAACTTCGGTGATAGAGGGTTTGCGGCCACGTCTACCAATGGGAAGAGGATACTGTGGCAGAACTACTACCCATATCTGGAATGGTATATTTACGCCAAACGCTGAAGATTTTTCTTGACGGTTTTCTGTTTTTGTAGCATACTTATCGACGATGATAGATGAGTAATTTATCATTTGGTTTGAGCCCCTTACAGGGTCAAACTATGTTTAACAGATCAACAACTGATTGTTAGAAAAGGAGAAAAAGTATGACATCATTGGTTCACAGAAATTACGGTAACAGTCCACTGTCTCGTTTCAATAGGGACGAATTCCTAACCCCGTTTGATTCCATATTCGATTCACTCACGAAGACGTTGCTCCCAGAACTCCATAAGGACTTGGGGGTCGATTTCTTCGGTAAGGGATCCTACCCCAAGGTTGATATTAGGGATGAGGAATCACAATTGGTCATCGAATCAGAGATTCCGGGTCTCACTAGGGACCAAGTTAAGGTCGAAGTTGAGGATGGAGTTCTTCGGTTGAAGGGTGAGCGCCGAGCGGAGGACGAAGTCAAGGACAAAAACTATGTTCACCGGGAACTGAAGCGATCATCGTTCTGCAGGTCCTACGTACGAGGGGATAACATCGACGTGGATAAGGTGGCGGCAGATTTCAAGGACGGTATATTAACCGTGACGCTGCCCAAACTGAAACCGTCTCCGGTTAAACCCACAGTAAAGCAGATCGAGGTGCGATCAGGTTAATAGAGACCCAATAGGTTATGTCCGTGGAGGCCCCATCACTTGGTGGGGTCTTTTTATTTGCCCCAATCCATACTTATACCCAGATATGAAGGACAAACTTATTCCGAACACTCATTTTCCACTTGTCGTGGGATTGACCGCACTATCAATTGCTCTATGTGCCGCCGCTTTTTCCGTTTATGGCATAGCCACACTCTTTTCTGGGTTTTTTGCCTTCGTGGCACTGATGGCAGGCGCGTTGGAGTTTGCCAAGATTATAGCTACGACTTACATTTACCGATATTGGGGCAGAATGGGCAGGCTATTGGAGGTTTATTTGGTTAGTGCCGTTATCGTACTGATGGTTATCACCTCATTGGGTATATTTGGATTTCTAAGCTCAGCCTACCAGAAATCATCACTGGAATATGGATTGACCCAAACCAAAATCCAGAATTTGGAAGACCAGAAATCCTATCACTTCGAGGCTATTACCAATGCCTCAGCTAGAATATCGGTATTGAACGACGTACGTCAAACTCAAGAGGATCGGCTTACTTCGGCACAGACCAATAC